GATGAAATAATGTGGATGATTTTATCAGCATTGTTATTTTTACTCTATATTATTTCATTAGCATCACAATATGAGCAGAAAAAAGAAATCGAAACACTTAAACGTGAAAACAGATTATTAAATGACTCTGTTTGGTATAAGCGTTAGAAAGGAGCTTATTATGCAGGACAAAGTCACACAAATCAAACAACTCAAATATGACCGTGATGTGTCTTATGCTTATGCAGCAAGTCGTTTATCAAAGCATTGGAACAATCACAACATGGCTTGGTCCGACTTCATGCAAAAGCTTGCTCAAACGGTTAGAACAAAAGAAGACTTAGCCGACTACAACAAAATGTCTAAATCTGAACAAGCAGATGTTAAAGACGTTGGTGGCTTTGTTGGTGGTTACCTAAAAGAAGGTAAACGTAAAGCCGGTCAAGTGATGAACCGTTCAATGTTAACGCTTGACTTGGACTTTGCAGCACAAGATATGACCGACATCCTTTCTATGTTCTATGATTTCGCTTATTGTGTTTATTCTACGCATAAGCATAGAGAGATTAGCCCAAGATTACGATTAGTCATTCCACTTAAACGTAATGTCAACGCAGATGAGTATGAAGCGGTTGGTCGTAAGGTCGCAGACATGGTTGGTATGGAATACTTTGATGATACAACATATCAACCACACCGTTTAATGTATTGGCCATCAACAAGTAATGATGCTGAGTTCTTTTTCACCTATGAAGATTTACCACTGTTAGATCCTGATGAGATTTTAAGTGAATATGTTGATTGGACCGACACATTAGAATGGCCAACATCTAATCGTGAACAAAGCAAGACCAAGCATTTAGCAGATAAACAAGGTAATCCAGAAGAGAAACCAGGCATCGTTGGTGCTTTTTGTAGAGCCTATACTATCGAAGAAGCGATTGAGACTTTTATACCTGAATTATACGACCAACATAGTACAGATCGATATACGTATCATGAAGGGTCAACTGCAGGTGGTTTAGTTTTATATGAAGACGGCAAATTCGCTTATTCACATCACAATACAGACCCAATCAGTGGTCAACTTGTAAATAGTTTTGATTTAGTGCGTATCCACTTATATGGTGCACAAGATGAAGACATGAAAGATGATACACCAATTAATCGACTACCTAGTTATAAAGCTATGCAGACGAAAGCACAGAATGATGAGCGTGTAAAAAAGCAGCTTATCAATGACAAAATGTCTAATGCTATGGATGACTTCGACGTTATCGAAACTGCAAATGATGAATGGGATGAAACGTTAGAAATCACATCAAAAGGTAACTTCAAAGCAAGCATCCCTAATATCGAGATTATTTTACGTAATGATCCTAACTTAAAAGGAAAAATTGCATTTAATGAATTTACAAAACAAATTGAATGTTTAGGTAAAACGCCCTGGAACAAAGAAAGTAGATATCGACAATGGCAAGATGGAGATGATAGTGCATTACGTAGTTACATTGAAAAAGTGTATGAAATACATCATTCAGGCAAGACAAAAGATGCAATCATCAGTGTTGCAATACAAAACGCTTATCATCCAGTTAGAAACTACCTTAATAGTTTAACTTGGGATGGTGATCCTAGACTTGAACGTCTATTTATTAAGTATTTAGGTGTTGAAGATACAGAAGTTAATCGCACGACAACACGTAAAGCTTTAACTGCAGGTGTCGCAAGAGTTATGGAGCCTGGATGCAAATTCGACTATATGCTTACACTTTATGGCCCACAAGGTGTCGGTAAATCAGCCATTCTTAAAAAGCTTGGTGGTGCTTGGTTCTCAGACAGTTTGGTATCTGTGACAGGTAAAGAAGCCTATGAAGCATTACAAGGTGTATGGCTCATGGAAATGGCAGAGCTTGCTGCAACACGTAAAGCAGAAGTTGAAGCGATTAAACACTTCATATCAAAACAAATAGACCGTTTCCGTGTAGCATATGGCCATTACATTGAAGACTTTCCACGTCAATGTATCTTCATTGGTACTACAAATAAAGTAGATTTCCTAAGAGATGAAACTGGTGGTCGTCGATTTTGGCCTATGACTGTTAACCCCGAAAAAGTAGAAGTGAAATGGTCAAAATTAACTAAAGACGAAATCGACCAAATTTGGGCGGAAGCAAAACATTATTACGATAAAGGCGAAGAACTTTATCTTGATCCTGAACTTGAAGAAGAGATGAATGCTATCCAAAGTAAGCATACCGAAGAATCACCTTATGTAGGTATCATTGAAGAATTTCTTAACACACCTATACCTAAGAACTGGCAAGACATGACTATAAGTGAACGTCGAGACTTTTATAAGTTTGGTGACGAATCGATTAGTGAGCAAAGCAGCGAATTAGTTCAAAGAGACAAAGTGTGTGCTTTAGAAATATTTGTTGAATGCTTTGGAAAAGATAAGGGTGACGGGCGTGGTTCAATGGAGCTTAAAAAGATTACTAATGCTTTAAGACAAGTAGGTAATTGGCAAGTATATGATGGTAATAAAGAAGGCAAACTTAAGTTTGGTAAAGAATACGGTAAGCAAAAAGCTTATGTTAGAGATGTAGACATAGATGATTTAATATAATTTAAATTGTATAAATATTCAATGTTAAGCGTCCCTTTATCTTAAATTTACCGTGCCTTTTAAAATTAGTAAAGGGACGGTAAATTGCCTGATTTTCAAGTGAGCGTCCCTTGCGTCCCTTTTAAGATTTTAGTAAAGGCACGGTAAAAGGCACGGCTCAAATTCAGTTGTATCAAGGGCTAGAGTGGTATCGTCCCTTGCGTCCCTTTTAATTTCTATAATAGATTAATATTTAATGTTAGGGAGTAAGTAGTAGTATAGTGTGCCCCTAATAGCATAATAGTATGGAAAACTAAAAAATAAAGGCACTTAAGGGACGCACATATAAATTATGTATTCATTATGCAGGTGAGAAAATGAGAGAATCGAAAATTGAAAGCTATTTAGTCAGAGAGGTTAAAAAGTTAAATGGCTTATGTCTTAAGTGGGTGTCACCCGGAATAAGAGGTGTGCCTGATAGGATAGTCATTATGCCTAAAGGTAAAACGTATTATGTTGAGATGAAACAACCGAATGGACGTGTTGATCCATTGCAGCAATACATGCATAAGCAATTAACTAATAGAGATCATCAAGTTTTCACGTTATGGACTAAAGAACAAGTAAATGAATTTATAAAAAAGGTAGGTGACTAAATTGGCAATTACCTTTCAACCACATAGCTATCAAAAGCATGCAATCGATAAAGTAATCGAGAATGAAAAGTATGGTCTTTTCTTGGATATGGGCCTAGGTAAGACAGTATCAACCTTAACGGCATTTAGTGAATTGCAATTGCTCGATACTGAAAAGATGTTAGTCATAGCACCTTTGAATGTTGCTAAAGATACATGGGCAGATGAAATTAGTAAGTGGGAGCATTTAAAGCATTTGCGTGTATCTAAAATACTCGGAACACCTAAGCAGAGAATAGCTGCACTTAGACAAGATGCAGACATCTATATAACTAATAAAGAAAATACGAAATGGTTATGTGAGCAATATAAGAAAGATTGGCCGTTTGATATGGTCGTGATTGATGAACTATCAACATTTAAGAATCCATCTAGTCAAAGGTTTAAAGCGATAAAGAAGAAACTACCATTAGTTAAACGGTTTGTTGGATTAACAGGAACACCAAGTCCAAATAGCTTACTTGATTTATGGGCACAAGTTTATTTAATCGATAGAGGCGAAAGACTAGAAACTGCATTCAGTCGATATCGTGAACGATACTTCAGAGCTACACATCAAGTAAGTGATCATGTTTATAACTGGGAACTAAGAGAAGGCTCAGAAGATTTAATCTATAAACAGATAGAAGATATTGCTTTGAGTATGAAAGCTAGTGATTACTTAGATATGCCTGAACGTATAGATACGAAACAAGTTGTTACTTTATCTAATAAAGAACGTAAGCTATATGACGAGCTTGAGAAGTACTACATCTTAGAAGATGAAACAGATGGAACAATCGTAGCACAAAGTGGTGCGTCACTAAGTCAAAAGTTACTGCAGTTATCGAATGGTGCGGTTTATACAGATGATGAAGAAGTGAGACAGATACATGATAGAAAGCTAGATAAACTAGAAGAGATTATTGAAGAAGCACAAGGCCAACCTATATTAGTCTTCTATAACTTTAAGCATGATAAGGATAGAATACTAGAACGCTTTGATGATGTACTAACACTAGATGATAAAGGATACAAGGATAAGTGGAATAGTGGTAAAGCTAAGATACTGTTAGCACATCCAGCAAGTGCAGGACATGGACTTAACCTACAACAAGGTGGTCACATCATTGTATGGTTCGGCTTAACATGGTCATTAGAGTTATACCAACAAGCCAATGCTAGATTGTACAGACAAGGTCAAGAACACACTACAATTATCCACCATATCATGACAGAGAACACAATAGACCAAAGAGTGTATCAAGCACTACAGAATAAAGAACTAACACAAGATGAATTGATGAAAGCTATTAAAGCAAGAATAGATAAGTATAAGTAATGGAGGTAATCATTTGTACACACGTAATGAAGTTAAGAAGATGATCAATGATTATAAGTGGATGCGTAACATCATAGAGTCACAGGTGTATGATGCAGATAGTACTTCAATAGCACAATATGGCATAGAAGCAGTAATGCCTAAAGCAAAAGGTGGTACAGGTGATAAGGTGTTAGTTAAGGTACTGAATAGGAATAGAGAGTATAGACGCAACCTTAAGCTACTTAATAAGATAGAGTTTATAGATAAGTATGAAGAGTACATTACAGATGAGAAGAATTTCCACATACTTCAAATGCTTAAGCTTAATATGCAGCATAAGACTATTAAAGATTTAATGGAGATTAATAGTGACTCTAAGTTTTATGCTTGCCTTAATGAGATAGTTAACGTATACATGGATGCTCAACAAGGACATTATGATAATGAGAAGACATCGAAGACATCGAAGAGATAGAAGACATCGAAGGGAATGTGCAATCAATATATAAATAGATTTATAATATAGATATACGATAATGAATACACAGGCACAGCACATTAGTGTTGTGTCTTTTTGTTTGGAGTAACAGAGATGAGCAAAGCATATGCAGATTATATAGAACAACGAACCAAGAACAAAGGTTTTTATTCAAATGCCAAATGGCGTAAGACAAGACTGAAGGTGTTAGCACGTGACCATTATGAATGTGTGATGTGCAATGCAGAAGGTAGATTGACGATTAATCAGAAACAATCGCTAGAAGTTGACCATGTTAAAGAGTTGGAATTACGACCAGATTTAGCATATGAACTTTCTAATTTAAGAACACTATGTAAATTTCATCACAACAAACGTCATGGGAGATTTGAACATAATCCAAATAATCGAAAAAATAAATTCAATGATGAACAATGGTAAAAAATAAAATTGTATAAAAATGTTATTTAATTCAAAAATACAAAAGTGTAAAAAGTGTCAAATACCCCCACCTAAATAAATCGCGATACAAAAGCCTTCACGGAAACCGGCGCTTGGCTCAACTCTGCAGATTTACTTTCCTAAAACATACATTAGGGGACTTGACAAACAGAAAAATATTAAAAATAAATTTTGTAGGAAGGGGGAGGAACTTTGAAAAATGATAAGTACTTAAAAGATAAGCTAACAAAAAATCAAATTAAAAAGATTAATGAGACAGAAGATTATCTATCAAGTCAAATAGATAAAGATAATAATGTTGAAGTCGAAAAAGTTGAACGCTACATCAACTTATTAAGGTTATTCTACGCTTTAGACGTATACATTGAGCAATCAGGGCCGATAACAATTGTTAAAAACGCTAGCCAAGAATTTGTTAAGGCTAACCCTGCGATTGCAGAAAAAAATAAAGTGAGTGGTTCGCTTTTAGCTTTAGAAAAATCATTCCACTTAGATAAGAAAGCGGAAGAACGTCGTAAGTTAGAACAAGCGAAAGGACCTGATTTAACATGAAGATACCTAGTTATGTTACAGATTACATTGAAAAAGCTAAGTCAGGTCAGATTATTTTTAATAAAGAACGAATTAAACTCATATCTTTTTTAGAAGATAACATTTTGCAACGAGATGATTTATATTTTGATGATCAAAGGATAGAAAACTACATTAAGTTTAGTGAAAAATGGTTCTTCCCATTACAAGATTTTCAAAAATTTATATCATGCTTTGTATTTCTGTATGAAGAAGAAAGCAAAACACCTTATTTCTCAGAATTCTTTATCTCGATGGCCCGTGGTGGTGGTAAGAATGGTTACATTAGTACCTTAGCAGCATTTTTCATGACACCCTTACACGGCATACCTAAATATAATATGTCAGTTGTTGCTAATAGTGAAAAGCAAGCACTAGTTAGCTTTAGGGAAATATATGATATGGTGGAAAGCAACAATTTATATGTTACTGGCGAACGACCTAACAACCCTTTTTACTTAAGCAAAGTTGCGGTTGAAGGTATTGAGACTAAATCACAATTCTTGTTTGATACATCTAATGAGAAAACAAAAGATGGTGCTCGTGAAGGTTGTATCTTTTTTGATGAAGTACATGCCTACGAGAAAGACTCAATCATCAACATCAAACGAAGCGGTTTAGGTAAAGTTGCACATCCTAGAACATTTTATATTGGAACTGATGGCTATGTCAGAGAAGGCTTTTTAGATAGGTTGAAAGAACGTGCAGATAATGTGTTGAAAGGTATAAGCCCTGAAGATAGATTATTCCCGTTCATTTGCAAAATTGATGATAAAGAAGAAGTTGATAAGCCTGAAATGTGGGAAAAAGCTAATCCAATGTTTGAACAACCACAAAGTGAATATGGAAGTCAGTTATTCAAAGAGGTACATCAACAATATTTAGGACTTCAATTCAACCCATCAAACCGACCTGAATTTATGACTAAACGGATGAATATGCCTGAAACAGACTCTCAAAGTGTGGTAGCGCCTTGGGATGACATCATGGCAACCAATCGACCAATACCACCACTTGAAAACAATGAATGTATTGGTGGTCTTGACTATGCAAGTTTAAAAGACTTTGCAGCAGTTGGTTTGTTATTTAGATCGGGTGATGATTATATTTGGAAAACTCATTCGTTTGCTAGAAAAGAATTTTTAGATAAGTACAAATTAAAACCACCTATTCATGAATGGGAAAAGAAAGGCCTACTTACAATTGTAGATGAGCCGACTATCAATCCTAAACATATTATTGATTGGTTCAGTGAAGCACAAAAAAGCTATGGCTTACAAAAAGTAGTGGCCGATAACTTCAGAATGGATTTATTAAGACCTTTATTTGAAGATGCAGGTATTGAATATGAAGTGATTAAAAACACTCGAGCAATTCAATCATTACTAGCACCTAGAGTTGAAGACATGTTTGCACAACATCATATTATCTTTGGGGATAACCCATTGATGAGATGGTATACGCAAAATGTAGCCGTCAAAATACGTAAGGATGGCAACAAAGAATACGAGAAAAAAGAACCGATTAGACGTAAAACTGACGGTTTCCAAGCCTTAGTACATGCTTTGTATCGTGCAGATGATTTAAAAGATTCAAATTTAGAAGAAGAAATCAATCTGTTACGTGGCTTGAGATTTTAACTGAAGGAAGGTTAAGTAAATGGGATTGTTCGATAAGATATTTCAAAGAAACAAAGAGTTATCTTGGATGTATGATTTAGAGTTGTTACAAGATGTAAGTACAAAATCCTATATTAAGCAAATGGCACTTAATACGGTTGTTGAATTTGTTGCAAGAACTTTATCTCAATCTGAATTCAGAATTAAAGAGAATGATAAAGCTGTAAAAGATTCAATGTATTATCTTTTAAATGTTAAGCCTAATCCGAATCAAAATGCTACTCAATTTTGGCAAAAGTTTATTTATAAATTATTGGTAGACAATGAAGCAATCATCATCAAATCAGATGATGATTATTTTTATGTAGCAGATGACTTTGAACGAGAAACAGATTTAGGTTTACTTCCACAAAAGTTTAATTCAGTTACGGTTAATGATTATGTTTACAGTCGATACTTTTCAATGGATGAAGTTGTTTACCTGGAAAACTCGAATAAAAAGCTAGATGACTTTATGATGGGTCTATTTGAAGATTATGGAGAAGTTTTTGGACGTATGCTCAATATGCAATTGAAACAAAATCAAATACGTGGTGTGGTTAATGTTGAGTCAACAACTTTAGATAATAAACTTATTCAAGATTATATTGATATGATCTTCAATACTTTTGAGAAGAATCAAGTTGCAGTTATACCGTTAACAAAAGGGCTAAGCTATGAAGAACATTCATCTAAAAGTGGTTCAACAGGCAAGTCTGATTTCGGAGATTTAAGAGCATTAGTTCAAGATATCTTAATTTACGTATCAAGAGTGGTTGGCGTTACACCGTCACTGATTTTAGGTGAAAATGCAGATTTAGATAAAGCAATTGAAGCAACTAATAAATTTTGTTTTAAGCCTTTAATGAAAAAGCTTGAAACAGAATTAAATGCCAAATTGTTTGAAGAAAGTGAATATCTTGAAAATAACATGTGTGTTGAAATCGTTGGCATTGATAAGAAAAACCCACTCGAATTATCTGAAGCGGTTGATAAGTTACGCTCATCTGGTACATACACCGGTAATCAAATCCGTGTGATGCTTGGAGATGAACCAGGGGATGACCCACATCTTGATGAGTACGTGTTAACTAAAAACTATGAATCAGTTTCATCAACAGAAGGGGGTGAAACTAATAATGGGTAATCCGATTGTAAGAAATGTCACGCCAGTTTTTAGAAACGAAACTAAGAATAACAAACATATTTTAACGTTGTCAGGTACTATTGCTAACCTATCTTTTTTTGACGACACTATCAGCGCTAAAGCTGTGAAAGATTCACTTGATAATGTTAAAGAAGATATTGTTATTCGTTTAAATTCTGGCGGTGGTGATGTGTTTGAAGGGATAGAAATTTATAATTACTTAAAGTCCTTATCAAATCACATTACAATTGAAGTCACTGCATTAGCTGCAAGTGCTGCATCATTAGTTGCAATGGCAGGAGATAAGATTATCATCCGAACAGGCGCAAATATGATGGTACATGAAGCTTCTACAATGGCTTTTGGTAACAAATCAGACATTCAGAAAACATTGAATGCTTTAACTGCAATTGATACATCTATTGTTGATATATATCATGATAGAACAGGTTTAGATCGTGATGAGATTGATAATCTAATCGCTAATGAAACGTGGTTAACTGCAGATGAAGCAATCAATAAAGGTTTTGCAGATGAGAAATCATCTCGTAAATCTGTTGAAAAGCAGAAAGAAGGTGTAGAAAACTTGAAAGACTCTAAGTATGTAGCAAGACTTAAAGAACAAAGAAGCATTCTTAATGCAATGATTAATGAAGCAGAAGAAGGAACAACAGATGAACCTTCAAGTGATGATTCAAATGAACAACGTATTGCAGATTTAGAAAACGAAGTTAAAAACATTAAGTCACGCCTAGATAAAGTAGAAAAAGACGATGACGAAGGTAATGAAGGCGAAGGCCAAGGCGGAGATACTAATCCACCACCAAAAGAAAATAAATTTAAAAGGTTTGCATTCTAACTAGCTATTAGCAATTAACACTAATGGCTATTTTTTATGCACAAATTTAAGGAGGAATTTATATATGACTATTAAGGTCAAAGACAAATTAAAAAACTATCATGATCATAAAGCACATTTTGCAGAATTAGTACAAAATGGTGCCTCTGACGAAGAACAATCAAAAGCGTTTGGTGAAATGTTTGATGCATTATCAAATGATTTAAGAGATGAAATCTCTGCAGAAGTAAACAACCGTGTGGTTGATAATGGTATCTTAGCCAAACGCTCACAATCGCCTTTAACTTCTGAAGAACGTAAATTCTTCAACGAAATCAATACTGAAGTTGGCTACAAAGAAGAAAAGTTATTACCTGAAACAGTTATTGAACGTGTGTTTGACGACTTATCAACTGAACATCCATTACTTTCTAAAATTAATATCCAAAATGCAGGCTTAGTTACTCGTATCATTAAAGCCGACGCAACTGGACAAGCAGTTTGGGGTAAAATCTTTGGCGAAATTAAAGGACAATTAGATGCTGCTTTCAGTGAAGAAGAATTCAAACAATCTAAATTAACTTGTTTCGTAGTTATCCCTGATGATTTAAAAATGTTTGGACCAAATTGGGTTGAGCGTTTTGTTCGTACTCAAATTGAAGAAGCTATTTCAGTAGCATTAGAAGCTGGATTCTTAACTGGTGAAGGTGCTGCTAAAAACCAACCAGTTGGTTTAATGAAAGATATTCAAAGTAACGGCGGCGTTGTAGATAAAACATCATCAGGCACATTAACTTTTGCTGATGCAGATACAACTGTGAATGAATTAAAGGATGTATTAAAAGGCTTATCAGTTAAAGAAGATGGTAAACCAGTAAAAATTGACGGAAAAGTTGTATTAGTTGTTAATCCACAAGATTCTTGGGATATCCAAGCTCGATACACTTACTTAACTGCTAATGGTGGTTTTGTAACTGTCTTACCTTACAACGTATCAATTGTAACTTCTGAATTCGTACCTGCTAATAAATTAGTAGCTTTTGTATCAGATCGTTATGATGCAGTACGTGGTGGCGGATTAACAGTGAAAAAATTCGACCAAACTTTAGCATTAGAAGATTGTATTTTATACACTGCTAAAACGTTTGCTTATGCACAACCTGCAGATAATAACGCATCTCGTGTTTATGACTTGAAATTATCTACTGCAGTTCGTACTTCAACACCAGCTGGTGGCACTACAGACGGTAAACCTCAAGCATAGAAACGGGGTGGTGTAAATGGAAAACATCACTATATCAAATGAGATTCTAGACGAATTTAAAGAATATACAAAGATATCTCATGATACAGAAGATGAACACTTAAAACGTGTATTAGCTATGTCCTATAACAATTTGATATCACGTTTTGGGGAGTTCGATTTAAGTAGTAATTTAAATGGTAAAAGCTTAGTTTTTGCACGAGCTCGTTATGATTATGAAGACCTACTTGAGTTTTTTAACGACAATTATCAAGATGATCTTCTTAATTTTGGTTTTATAAATAGAATTGAGCGTGATAGCAATGAAGAGTAATTTTAAAAAGCCTTTTATTACTACTAAAAAATTAAATACTCGTGTTCATTTTTATTCATATCAAGAGAATGAAGGTCCTGAAGCCGGTGTCAAACGTAAAGTTAAACTCTACAGTTGCTGGGCTTATGTGCCTCAATGGAAGATGACTGAACTTCAACAAGCTATATCAAACGGAACTGAGCATGACGTTAAAATCTTTATAAGAGAAACCCATGGTCAGTACGTTCCGAATGAAAAGCATTACGTTGAAATAGAGTCGCCATATATTCATCAAGATTTGAATATTAAGTTAGTACAACCTGATGTAGAGAACGAACAATTTTTAATGCTAACTGCAGGGGTGGTAGCTAATGGCGAGTAAAAACTTTTCAGGCATTCGTGCAGAAGGATTAGACGAATTACAAAAAGAACTTGATAGACGTTTTAGTCGTAAGCGTATTACTCAAATTATTGATGATGCGCTATTAGAAGCTGGTCAAATCGTACTTAATGCGGTTAAAGCGAATATTCGATATTTCAGAGACACAGGTGCCGAATATGCAGAAGCTAAAATCTCAAAACCTTATTGGGATAAAGGCGTGCGCTCGGTCCGTATTTATTGGGAAGGTCCACATCATAGATATTCAGTCGTGCATTTAAACGAAAAAGGTTTTTATGCTAAAAACGGTAAGTTTGTTAGACCCAAAGGCTTTGGGGCGATTGAAAAAGCACTACGTTCTGCAGAAGTTGCGTTTTATAAAAAAGTACAGGAAGAAGTTGAAAGGTTATTATGATTGATATTTTAAATACAATTTATAGCGTCTTAAAAAATGACGAAAAACTAATGAAGTTACTCAATGCTAATAACATCAAATTCAATGATTATCCTGATGTTAAGGATATAACGCAACCTTATGTAGTGATTGATGATTTTGATGATCCTATCCCGGAATTGCACTATGACGGTGACCGAGTAGCTTATAACTACATTGTTCAAATTGATGTGTTTGTTAAGGCAAATGATAGCTACAATGCAAGGCTTCGTAGAAATGAAATATCCCAACGTATCAGTGACTTGCTCTGGAAAGAATTGAAAGCAGGGCAAACTAGTAATTTAGGTAATGAATATGATAAACAGTTCGCTTTATATCGTTCTACAAGAAGGTATGAAGCGATTTTTTATGAGGAGGAAAATTAAATGGTTAAATATGCAAAAACACCAAAAGCTTTTATTAATATTAAAGACTTAGGTTTCGCTCTATTAGATACAGATGAGCAAGATAATGTTAAATACACAAACGTAACTCAAACTCGTGGGTTACAAGAGATTTCAGTTGAAACAGGTGGGGAAACAGTAAACGCTTATGCAGATGGTACTATTATTGAATCTGGTACAACTGATGGTGAAGGTAAAATTTCAATGACAATGCACGCATTCCCACAATCTATCCGTGAGTTAATCTTCAATGAAGTTTATGATGAAAACGGAGTTTTCCAAGAATTAAAAGGTAAACAAAATAAATATGTGGCAGTTTGGTTTAAACGTGAACGTCGTGATGGCACTTTCCAAATGGTTGGTTTAACTAAAGTGTTGTTCGCAGATCCAAATTTAGAAGGTAAAACTGCAGAAGATGATTGGGAATTCAGTTCAGAAGAATCAGAAGGTACTGCAATGCACCGTATCAATGATGACGTACGTAAAATCTTATTCGATAGCGCACGTGAAGGTGCCAAAGTAGATTCATTCTTTGAAAAACTATTAAAAGGTGCTTACGACGAAAAAGTTGAAACAAGTGCTGGTACTGCATCAGCTTAAAAGGAGTTTTGACTTATGGCTAAATTTAAAGTCTTAAAAGATGCAATTAATTTAAAAACCGATAAAGAGTATCGTAAAGACGAAGTTGTGGAAGAGAAAGTTAAAGATATCAACGACTTTGAAAAGCGTTTGAAAAACAAAGGGTATGAATTACCGTTTTTTGAACGCATTGAAGAAGAATAGTAAAGCTTAGGACGGTGTAAGAGCCGTCCTTTTATTTCGAAATAAAAAGGAGTTTTTTAGACATGTCAAACAAATTAAAACGTAATTATATTAGATTAGTAGAAAATCCTGAAGCAGAAGAAATTAAATTAGAAACTTATTTAACACCTCATTTCATTCCATTAGATGTATTATATGAAGCAACTGACGTAATGTCAGAATTAGAACAAGCTGAAAATGGAGAAATCGAATTATCATTCAAAGATCAATTAGATAAATTAATTGATGTAGTTGTAAAAATTTATGGTGGACAATTTGCAGCTAAAGATATTAGAACACGTTTGCATGCACCTGATGCTATCCCAACTTTACAAAAACAAGTTGAGTTTATAGCAAACGGTCAACAAGATGAAGAGACAAAAAAGTTTATTCAGAGCATCAGTTAAATAAAATAAAAGACGAAGATTTAACGTATCGTGGCATGAAAAAGAACTTGGACAAAGTTGTAAAACAGATGATTGAGAACGGCACACCGGCCGACCAAGTACTCAAGATGCCATTTTATTATATACTTCAAATTTTAGATGAACGTCATCTAAATACTGTTGATACTGATGATAGAGCAGATGCGTTATTTACTGCCTTATAGCCTTAGTTATCAACACTAAGGCTTATTTTTTATACCTAAAATAAGAAAGGAGTGACATTGAGTGGCGGAATCAAGATTTAAAGGCATGTCCATATTAATGAATATGCGTGATGTTGGTATTGATAGGACTATGAAACAGATACGTAGTCAGTTTAAAACATTAGATACTGAAATGCGTCGTTCTAATGCTAACTTTAAAAACTCTGAAAAGTCTATGCAGTCTTTCCAAACAAGAACAAAAGAGTTAAATAAAGCGATTGACGTTACTGAGAATTCAATGAAAGATATCTCAAGTCAATTGAAAAAAATGACTCTAGAAGAGCAACGTACAAGTGTGGAAGCTGAGAAATTGCGTCAAGAATACAGTAAGCAGCATAGAGCATTACAAATGTATCAACGTCAATTAAACTCTACGCAATCCGAAATGAAACAATTTGGTACAACTTCTAAACAAACTTTGTTCTCAATGGAAAAAATAAACACAGTGTTAGGTACAATGAAACGTCAATTGAATATCGCAAACATGGCATTTCAAAGTGCAGAGAAATCAACAACAAGTTATAAAAACTATTTAACTCAGTTAAACACAGTTATTCAAAAGCATCAAAACACAATTAGAGTCTTAGAAAGTCGATATCAAAAAGTGGTACGAGAACAAGGCGTTATGAGCAAAGAAGCACTTGAATTGAAAGAGAAAATCTTGCAAGAGAAAAATTCTTTAAATCAATTAGATAACCAATACAAAAAGACAACTGCAGAAGCTAAGCGATTTTCTTTTGAACAAAAAACACTAACTTCGTCTATGTCTGAAATCAGAGCGAAGATGACACAGTTATCTCAATCCCTATCTATCAGTGCTAATAAATTTAAGCTTAGTGGACAAACTGCACAGGCTTATAAAGCACGCATAGCCGAATTAAATAATGGCATGAAGCAACAACAACTCATTGTTCAAAATTTATCCAGACAATATGACTATGCTAAAAAGCAATACGGTGCTACAAGTCAAGAAGCACAACAGCTGAATGCTAAATTAACTGAAGAGCGTGTGAAGTTAAAAGAGTTAAACGGTCAACTTACACAAACTACACAAGCGCATAATCGACTTGAAATGGAACAAAAGCAAGGTATCTCATCTATGTCTCAAATAAGAGCAAAGATGACGCAATTTAACGATACTCTATCTCTATCAAGAAGTAATCTTGCACGTGCAGGTGAAAGTGTTAAAGCTTATAAAGTTCATTTAGACACTTTAAGTGGAAACTTAACTAAACAACGAACAGTGTTGCGTGAATTAAGTGCTCAATATAAGCATGTTGCTAATGCGCAAGGTGAAAACAGTCAAGAAGCACGAGAATTGGCTAGTGCTATTACACAACAAAAAATCAAGATGAATGAACTTGAAACCGAAATTGATGAAACAACTCAAAGCTATAAAAGGTTAGCACAAGAGCAAAAACAGGCTCAATATTTGAGTGGTTCAGGATTTGGTAAAGGTATTCAAACAGTAAATAAGTACAAAGATTCGATTAATAACGTAGGATCATCAATGCGTAATGTTGGTTCAAACATGTCTATGTACTTTACGTTACCAGTTGTAGCCGGTTTTGGTGCGGCAATTAAAACGGGTGCAGACTTTGAAGGGCAAATGTCACGAGTAGGCGCTATTGCAGGCTCTTCTAAATCGCAATTAAAAGCTATGAGTGACCAAGCAGTTGATTTAGGTGCTAAAACCTCTTTATCTGCATCAGAAGTAGCTAAGGGCATGGAAGAATTAGCAGCATTAGGTATGAATACTAACCAAATAATGAAAGCTATGCCAGGTGTTATTAGTGCGGCAGAAGCAAGTGGTTCAGATTTAGCAACAACTGCCACAATTATGGCTTCATCTTTAAACTCATTTAACTTAAAAGCTTCTGATTCAGGTCATGTTGCAGACTTATTAGCAACTGCAGCTAATGACAGTGCAGCAGACGTTCAATATATGGGCGATGCACTTAAATATGCAGGTACACCTGCACATTCATTAGGCGTTACTTTAGAAGACACATCTGCAGCAATTGAAGTTATGAGTAATAGTGGGCTTGAAGGCTCACAAGCTGGTACTGCATTACGTGCATCTTTCATCAGACTAGCAAAACCATCTGCTCAATCTCAAAAAGCCATTGATAAATTGGGTATTTCTTTATCAAATTCTAAAGGTGAATTTGTTGGTATGCCTAATTTGATAGGGCAGTTTAAAGATGCTTTACAAGGCATGACTAAGGACCAAAAACTTGCATATGTAGCACAAATTGTTGGTACAGAAGCTGCAAGTGGTTTCTTAGCATTGATTGACGCAGGTCCAGCTAAACTTAAAAAGTATAGCGACTCATTGAAAAACTCAAATGGTGCATCAAAAGAAGCAGCCGATAAGATGAAAGATAATTTAAAAGGATCACTTGAACAATTAGGTGGTGCTTTTGAATCACTAGGTATTACAATTGGAACTGCATTTGCACCAGTATTAAGAGGATTAGCTAAAGCGGTAACCTTCTTAGTAGAGAAGTTCAACAACATGCCAACACCATTGATTGTTTTAACTACAATATTTGTCGGTTTAGGTGCTGCAATAGGGCCTTTACTGGTACTAACCGGGATACTTGCACACAGTATTGTTGGCATTTCAGAAGCTGTAACCTTATTAACGGCTACTGAAGGTGGACAAGCATTCTTTACTAAATTTGGTGCGAACATTAAAGGTATTCTACCTAAAATTGGTGGGTTAATTACTAAGATACCTTTAATAGGTGGACTGATGACTGCATTAACAGGACCAATAGGTATAGCAGTTGCAGCTATTGCAGCAATAGGTGTAGCCTTTGTGGTTGCCTATAAAAAATCAGAGACGTTTAGAAATATCGTTAATGCCGTAATTAATCCGGTTAAAAATGCGTTTATTGGATTATGGAATATTATTAAACAATTTGGTGCAGGTATTAAAGCAGTCTTTAGTGGAAACACTGGTGAAGGGTTAAATATTTTTAAAAAAATACTACCAGATGAAGCAGCTCGACAATTCACTTCAACGTTGCTAATGATACGTGGTGCTTATAATGATTTTGTTAACTTCATAAAAAGTATCTCAATGGTAGTTGGTGCTTACTTCAAAGCTTTCTGGAAAGAAAACGGAGATAGCATAATTGCGGCTTTCCAAATCGTGAAAGCAACAGTATCTATTGTTTTAAACACGTTGTATAACACAATTATCAAGCCTATTTTAGGTGCGATTAAAACAAGTTTTAGTATTGTATTTAATGGTATTAAGCAAATAGTTATTAATGTATTTACATCCATTAGAATGGTTGTACAAGGCGGACTTAATGTTATTCGTGGCATCATAAATATTTTTAAAGGCTTGTTTACAGGCGATTTCTCATTAATGTGGCAAGGTATTAAACAAGTCTTTTCGGGTGCGTTACAAGTCATTGCCGGTATTCTTAGATTTGCCCTAGGTAATTTAGTGATTATTGCTAAGACGTTAGGTGCTTTATTAATCAATGCATTCCGTGCAATTTGGACAGTGATTAAAAACGTAATCACATTAAGCGTTAGAGTTTCAGTTACTGTGGTTAAAGCATTATTTACTGGAATGAAAAATGCAGTGATTGCAATATTCACAGGCTTGAAAAATCTATCGATTGCAATCTGGAATGGCTTTAAAAATGGAGTATTAGCGATAGTACGCGGTTTTGTGCTGATTGCTAAGAATAACTTTGCAATTTTAAGAGCTTTTTTAGCAGCATTATGGAATGTGATAAAAGCAACAGCTATTAGAATTTGGACTGCGTTAAAAAATGGAGTCGTTGCAATTATTCGTGCTTGGATTGCTACAAGTAAAGCAACATTTAATAGCTTAAAAAACTTCCTAGTAAATCTGTGGAATTTTATAAAAAATACAACATTAAGAATTTGGCGAGCTATAAAAACTGGCGTTATAAATGCGATTAAATTAATGAGTACTAGTGTTCGCAAAACTATAACTACTTTAAAATCTTGGATGATTGCAAGTTGGAACTTTATTAAAAATAGAGTGGTTGCACTTGCTAAAGGTCTGTACACGGGTGTAAAAAAAGCGTTCTTTAGTTTATGGTCTAGCACGAAAAATATTTTTTCTAAATTGAAAAACTGGTTAGTAAATACTTGGCGCTCACTGAAAAATAGCGTTGTAAAATTAGCTAAATCTTTATATTCTAGCGTTAAAAATACATTTAATAATTTGTGGTCAAGTACTAAGAATATCTTTAGTAAGTTGAAAAACTGGTTAGTAAATACTTGGAGATCTTTAAAAAATAATATTGTAAAACTTACTAAGTCTTTATATTCAAGTGTTAAAAATACATTTAATAATCTGTGGTCTAGTACTAAGAGTATCTTTAGCAAATTAAAAAATTGGCTCGTTAATACGTGGCGTTCTATTAAAAATAAAGTCACTGATTTAGCCAAGTCTTTATGGAATGGTGTCAAAAATACTTGGTCTAAGATGAAGTCAGGCACGCACAATACGATGTCGAAAATATCTAGCAGTACAAAAGCAAGTTGGCGTGGTATGAAAAATTCAGTCGTTGATATGTCAAAAGCTTTATGGTCTAAAGTACGTGGTACTTTTACTAATATGCGTGACGGCCTGAAATCTATCATTGACAAAATTAAAGGTCATATCAGTGGTATGGTTAACAAAGTTAAAAGCGGTTTAAATAAATTAATTGAAGGTGTTAACTGGGTTGCAGATAAAATTGGTATGGATAAATTACCTAAAATTAAATTGCATACAGGTACTGAAAGCACCCACACACAAAATTATGTAACAAATGGTAAATTGAACCGTAACACACTTGCTACCGTAGGTGATAAAGGTAAAGGTAATGGTCCTGGTGGTTTCAGACATGAAACTATAATACCACCTAAAGGTAAACCTTTTATCACACCTGCTAAAGATACAACAATGCCTTTATCAAAGGGTACTCGTATCTTGAATGGTGCACAAACACATGCGATGTTAACACGACCACAATTCAATATGGGAACTATACCTAAATTTGCTAAAGGGACTAAGAAAAAAGGATTCTTTAGCAATGCGATTGATACTGTTAAAGATGTTGCAGGTAACTTTGGTAAGGGTGTAAAAAACACTGCACATAGTGCTGCAAAAGTTGGTAAAGAGAAAATCAGTGATGTGGCTGAAGTTGCTCAAGATGCCGTAAGTGATGCAATCGCCTTTGGTAAAGATATATTTGAATATATTGATAACCCAATGGACTTGATAAATAAAGTAATTGATAAATTTGGTGTCAATTTCGACTTTCTTAAAGGTGCGGAACTACCATACAAACTTATGCAAGCCATGTTCAAGAAACTGAAAAACGGTGTTAAAGATTTAGTTAAAGGTTGGCTTGAAGACATGGGTGGTGGCGACGGTGGGTACTTATTCGACTATCCAGTTTGGCAACGCTTTGGTAATTATACTGGTGGCTTATCATTTAACGGTGGTAAACACTATGGTATGGACTTCGGTATGCCAACTGGAACACCTATCTATGCGGTAAAAGGCGGTGTAGCAGATAAGGTTTGGACTGACTACGGTGGTGGTAATTCTGTTCAAATCAAGACAGGTGCTAATGAGTGGAACTGGTACATGCACTTATCTAAACAAATTGCAAAACAAGGGCAAAAGATACGTGCAGGTCAGTTGATTGGTAAATCCGGTGCTACAGGTAATTTCGTTCGTGGTGCTCACCTTCACTTCCAATTAATGCGTGGTAGCCATGCAGGTAACGATACTGCAGTTAACCCTGAAAGTTGGCTTAAAAAATTAAAAGGTGGAGGCGGTTCTCCAAAAGCTGGAAGAAAATGGGCACCACAAATCAAACAAGCCTTACGAATGAATGGGTTACCTACAACTTCAGAATATGTAAATGCATGGGCTAGACAAATTGACAGTGAAAGTTCTGGTAACCCTAGAGCAGTACAAGGTGGCTATGTAGATGCAAACACAGGAGGAAACGAAGCCAAAGGTTTAGTACAAGTTGCAAAACGTACATTCCAGTCAATGAAATTCCCAGGACATGGGAATGTATTTAACCCACTTGATAACTTGTTAGCTGGTATTCATTGGGCAAAAGTTAGATATGGCAAATCAGGAATGTTATCTGTAATAGGTCATGGTCATGGTTACGCCACAGGTGGCTTAATCAAATCTGCAGGTTGGTACAACATAGCAGAAGGTGGATATCCTGAATGGGTAATTCCTACAGACCCTGCTAGACGCAGTGAAGCTATGAAGTTATTAGCACTTGCAGCACATGATATTGATAAAGGTAAATCGACAGGTAATAAACGACCTAATAATCTGAAAGTACCTAATAACGCTTCAGATAATAATACCGATTTACTATTACAAATGATTGAGCAACAGCAACAACAGATTAATTTACTTATGGAAATTGCTCGAAGTAATAAAGGTATTGAGAATAAAGAATTTAGAACCGACTTAGATGGACGAGCTCTAAATGATAATAATAATAAACATCAGGCTTTAAAAAATGCCACTAGATTGATGAGGGGGTGAATAAATGCCTTTTACTATCTACGATGAAAATTTGAATAAACTACAATTTCCAGTTGGCGTAAAGCCACTGGATTTTTTAGTATCATCTATAACAAAAGAACGAATTTCAGAAAATGTGAATGGTATTCCAGGCTCAATAAATTATGGCTTTGATTATAAAGAGAGAGAAATCACTTTAAGTTTTTGGCTTAAGTACTCACATAATATTTATGATTATAAACTTATGAGAAGTGAATTGTATGAGATGTTAGATACTGGCGAATATTTATATATTGCAGATGATAGGTTGCCATCTAGAATACTTAAAGTTGCAATTGACGACAGTTATTTGCCTGAACTAGTAAATGGAAGTCGATTTTCTAATTTAGAATTGAAAGGGACTGTTATAGGCCTACCATTTTGGCGCACAATTTACACAACACAAGATATTGAAAAGAACGGCTATTCTGCTTTAGTAGAAAAATTTGGAATGGCAGACGGTGTACATCTTGATTATTTAACGTACACACCTAAAACAAATACATTTTCAGTTTGGAATGGTGGGAATGTGACAATTGATCCACGTCACTTTGATTTATCTATTCGCTTATTGTACGCAACATCAAAAGGTAATGTTACGATTGAAAATTTAACCACAGATGAAAAGTTTATTTTTTATCGCCAATTTGAAAATACACACTTAAATATATTCGGCTCACAAGTTTTATTGGGTAATACGAATTGGTTAAGAGAGAGCAATCGTAAATTTATCTCATTAGTGCCAGGAGAAAACAAAATAAAAATATCCAATGTGGAACATCAGGGAGTAAGTTTTGACTTTCCATTTTATTTTAAGTAAGGAGGAGTATCCATGAATTTAAAACGTTCTGATGTTTTTTGGGATAGAACGAATTTGAATAATATTAATGATAATTGGTCTACAATTGAAAGATTACTAACTGACTTTCAGATTTTTATAGATAGTATGAAAAACTTTTCATCAGAACCGAAAGACGGCTCTGTTACATCTACAAAAATAGCTGATAAATCTATTACAAATCTAAAGTTATCAGATCAATACAACGCTGCAAGAGTATTACAAGCCAATGAAGATGTAACGAAAATAAACAGAGAAGGTTTATATTTTTTATCGTCAAATACATCTTATGTCGGTGTACCAGATGCAGTAAATATTGCAACATTTAGTGGTATTTTGAGAGTATCGGCATATAGCCAATATCACTATACACAAGAGATACACGACTTGAACAATAACGGTATTATTTATAGTAGGGTCGTAAAAAATAATGCAAACACACAATGGAAACTACACCTAGATGAAGAAAAATTAAAAGTTATATCTAACGAACAAACTAATAACAAATTAATGTATAACTTAAACGTATTTGAAAAGTATGCAAATGAAGTAATACCAGATAAAAACATTGTATATGCTAACGCTATTCAAGATATACGAATTGAAGGTGTGGATAAAAAGACACCTGTCAAAATTTGGACGCTATCTCGAGCATTTGGTACTTGGAATTACCGTATTATTTTAGGGCAAAAAGTTAATGGTCTATGGTCTACCTTACTTGATACAGGTAATAATTTCACAGTTACCGAAAATACATTGGGTGCTACAACTATTTCTTATGAAAAGAATGGTATTAAGCTAACAGCGAGAGTTGATTATAATCTTATTCCTAAAAACGATAGGTTATTAGACCATTCAACTGTTACTGACGAACCATATTTCATAATTAGACAAGAAAAAATTGGAAGTGTTGCTACTGGAGGCGGTGGTACTGCTTACGACCAATCGCTTAACACAACAGATAGTGTCAAATTTGCAAGTATTAAAACTGATGCTTTAGATGTATCGGGTACTATGCAGAGTGGTACATTAGCGCAACCACCTAAAGTAAGTAAAGGAGATATGTGGTTAGATACCACAGATAGCG